TGTGCCTTTTTCTGGGGAGCATACTTAAATAGAAAGGGATATTATGATTCTACTACTGGAGAACCTGATGTAGTTGGAGCATTGATAGAAATATTACTGAACCAGTACAAGACAAAGAGAGAGGCTCCAGACCTCAACACTATAGTTCAGTTAATGGCAGAGGAACCAATTGTACCTCAACATGCTATAATGAACTTTGAGCATAATATTTTCCCTGTGCTTGAACTAAAGGAGCATATGGCAAATATTATGACAAACTTCCAGAAGTTTGTAGAACCACATATAGTAGGGGATTTAAAGTTAGATGCTAATGGAAATGTAACCATTGAAGAGGATAGGGATAAGTTTCCTATAAGGGACTTCCCACACTCAGGAAAAAATATTATTGGTGCTGTGGAAATATTTGAACTTCCAAAGGGAACCTTTCCATATAGGTATATTATAGGAGTAGATACCTTTGATGATGATAGGGTTACTGAATCAAAATCACTTGGAAGTGCTATTGTATTTGATAGGTGGGAAAGGAAGATAGTAGCTGAATACACAGGTAGACCAATCACTGCAGATGAGTTTTATGAAATTGTTAGGAGATTAGGTATTCTTTATAATGCTACTATCATGTATGAAAACAACAAGAAAGGTTTATTTAGTTACTTCTCGAAAAAAGGAGCAATTCATATGCTGGCAGACACTCCAACCTTTTTAAAGGATAGGGTGATTTTGAAGCAGAATATAACTGAGATGTTTAACACTAACAAGGGTATTAACGCCCTAACAGAAATAAATGCTCATGCTAGAAGACAGCAAGTAAAGTGGATGCTTGAAAAGGCATATAATCAGCCAAAGTATAATCAGGCTGAAGAAGAGGGTGGTAACAATGAGGAAAATAGTAACAAACAGATGATTAATGTTTATACCATACGAAGCATTGGATATATTAAAGAATGCTTGGCTTGGAACGGAGTTATCAATGCTGACCGTATTAGCGCTATGAATATGGTTATGCTTTATGATGAAGCCCTAAATAACTTTGATAAGCAAGTTACCGTTGAGCAAAAGATTAAGACATTAGCTCAGGATGACTTCTTTAACAGACTCTGTTAGTATGGCTATAAACCACTTTAAATTATTTTTTATCAATACGTTACTTTAAATTAAATTTGTAAATTGTTAAAATAGTATACTATGGAACTGATAATTAATGAAGGATATGACTTTCCTGCACAGAAAATACCAGAGTCTAAAAAGACTGATAAGTGGTTTGAGCAGTGTGCGGAAGCAGGTATAAAGTTGGCTAGGAGTATTAGGCAACTTGATGCTCATTACGAAGAGATTGTGTCTAACTATAAGTTGGTTAATAATATTATTGACAAAAATGAGATTGAAAAGGCTCTAAATCCATTTAAGATTAAAAGCAAAGAATTTCCAGTGGAGTATAAGAATTATCCACTAATTAATCCAGTATTGGAACTATTGGCTGGAGAAGAAAGGAAGAGAGCCTATAACTTCATGGTCACAGTTATTAATCAGGATGCACTGACTGAGAAGTTAGAGATTCGCTCTAATGAGTTTAAGAACTTAATACAACAGTTGCTCATAGACCCAAACATGAGTGAAGAGCAAGTGCAGCAGAAGTTAAGCTCACATGCTAAATATTTACAGTATGATTTTCAGACTGCACAGGAACAACTTGGAAACCAAATCTTAAATTATCTAAATACCACTTTGGATTTAAAAGAAGAGTTTAATCGAGGCTTCCTAGACTTCCTAATTAGTGGAGATGAGATTTATGTGGTAGAGATAGTTGGTGGTGAACCAATACTAAGAAAAGGCTCTCCCTTAAACTATACTTTTGTTAGAAGCAATAACAGTTGGAAAATTGAAGACTCTGATATTATTGTTGAAGAAGTATACATGTCTAGGGGCAGTATTATAGATAAATTTAATGAGTATCTTACTGACCAGCAAGTATCTCAAATAGAGTCTGGTTTTAGAAAGAAAACATCCAGTACTGGTGGAACTCCTAAATCAGTGTTTAATAGTGAGATTAGTTCAAATGAATTAATCATTGTGGATAGTCTGGATAATATTTCTGTAGATGACCAGATGATAGACCAATTTGGGAATATTAAAGTTACTAGGGTTCTATGGGCTGGGTTTAGAAAAGTTGGAGTAATTTCTTATTTCAACGAGGACATGGAAATAGAAAAAACTTTAGTTCCTGAAACCTATGTTCCAGATGAGTCTCGTGGAGAGAAGGTTAAATGGATTTGGATTAAGGAGTGGTATGAGGCAACTAAAATAGGAGACTTCTATGTAAAGAAACAGCCCTGTGAGATTCAAATAAGGAACATGGATAATCCTTCAGTATGTAACCCTGGAATTGTTGGTACTACTATGTATTCCCTTTCTAATGCTTTAAGCAATAGTTTAGTTAGTGAGGCAAAGGGACTACAACTCCTTTATAATCTATACATGGCTAAATTAGACTTAGCAATTAAGAAGTTTAAAGGTAGGATTGGTAAGTTACCATTACATCTTATTCCAGATGGTTGGGATGTTGATAAATGGATGTACTATGCTGAGTACTTAGGATGGGCTGTAGAAGATGCATTTAATGAATCAGCTAAACCAGTATTTCAGGGAAGACCAGCTGGATTATTCCAACAAGGTTCTCCAGTAATTGATTTATCTACAGGTAATGAAATACAAATGTATGTCGAACTGTTGGGATTTATTGAAAGGAGATTTGCTGATATAACTGGTGTTACACCTCAACGTAAGGGTGCAATTAGTGCTTCAGAAACTGTTGGTGGAGTAGAAAGGTCAGTACTACAGTCAAGTAATATTACAGAGAGAAGGTTTGCTATCCATGACAATACTCGTAAGAGGGCTTTAAGGGTTTTACTTGAAGCAGCTAAAATTGCTTGGAGAGGTAAGTCCTTTGTGAAGGAATATGTTTTGGATTATGGAACTAGAAATCTTTTACAGTTTGACTACAACACATTCAAAACTGCTTCATATGGTGTAGATGTAGTTGACTCCTCAAGAGAGCAGGCTGCATTACAGGGGTTACAAAACCTATCTCAGTCTTTCTTACAGAATGGTGGAAGTTTATCTATGGTTGCTGCTTTGCATAGAATTAACAATCTTGGAGAACTTCAGCGTAAAATTGAAGAGTATGAAGCTCAGATTCAGCAGATGAGGCAACAGGAAGCTGAGAGACAAGAACAATTTGTTAAAATGCAAATGCAGGATAAAGAACAAGAACGTATTGATAAGGCTATTGAAGCTGATAAACAGAGAGCCCATGAAATTATGATTGAGCAAATTCGTACAGAAAGAGAACTGGCTAAGGCTCAAATTATGTCTTATATGGGTAGGGAAGATGTTGATTTAGATGATAATCTAGTACCAGACCCAGCAGAGATAGCCAAGACAACTAACGAAAGAATAAAAGAGGAAACTAAAAAGTATCTTAAAGAGAAAGAACTTAGGATGAAGAAGGAAACTGAAGATAGGAAAATAGAGCTTCAGGAGAAACAACTTAAGTTGAAAGAGAAAGAATTAAAGGTAAAGAAGGAGTTAGAAGAGAAGAAACTTAAGACTCAACTTAAGAATAAGGTGCCAGGAGAAAAATAATTTGGCTATAAGCTGATTTAATTTTTTAATAATAAGTTTTGTTATGAATTATAATAACTTTTATTTTTGTTTAACCTTAAAAACAATTAAACTATGAGCAAGGAGAATAAAGACGGCAAAGAAAAGAATGGAAATTTGGATGAGGAACTGATTTCCATTGACTGGGAAGAAGAAGTTGTCCCAGAGTTTATGAACACAGTTGGTAAAGAAGTAACTGATTTAGAAGAGGGAGAAGTAGTAATCCCAAAAGAATCTGATATAACAGTTACAGACTTTGAAGAAGAAGAGGAAGAAGAGCCAACTAAGGGTAAAGCGACTACTAAAGAGTCTAATAAAAGTACAGATAAGGCTGGCAAGAAAGACGAAGAGCCAGATGATGAGGAGGAAGAAATTAAAGATAAAGAGACTAAATCACCCCCTTCTAAAGGCACTAAAGTCTAGA